CAGTAAGGTTAATATCACCCACCCAATTCGTAGTAGGGGCTGTAATGTCAATCACTTGAGCATTCAAACTGATAGTATCTGTAGCATTAATAGTTGCATCGGAACAATTGATAGTGACAGGTTGGTTAGAAGTATTAATCTCAATACTCCCATCAGCCTTCAACCTCATCTCCGCTTCCACACCACCCAAGTTAGTAAACATTACAGTGTCATGTGTGTCATGTGTAAGCACATGCTTTGCTGGATTGTTTACAGCCATTCCGGGAGGTTGAATTCCGGGATAGAATACAGCATCACCTTTATCCATCTTAGCAAAGTTTAGTGGTGTAGTTGGTCTACCATTCCCAGCCTTCCAAGCGTCCATACTCCTCATAGAGAAGATAGCCATTCCTGTATCACCAACATTAATTGGGAAAGTCATTCCTGCTGTCTTAGAGACAGGGAATCCTACAGGAACACCAAGGATAGGTGGACGTTCAGCAACAGTACCATCTTGAAACTTCTGATTAATAGTTGGTTGAATATCCACCATTTGACCAGATAGGTTGTCTCGTACGCTGATAACAATGCAAGGGATTGAAGTGTAAATAGCCTCTGTACCTTGTGCTACATAAGCCTTTAACAGTTCCTCTAAACTAGCTTCCCTACTCATGTCTTAACCACCTTCTCAATAGCACTGCACTTCAATTCTGTATACCAAGGATTACCTCTATAGCTTCCATAATGGCGAAGGTCATCTACCTTATACCAACCTGTAATCAGGGTATCTTCTAACCTAACTATATCTCCAGCTTTAATATTTGGATTAAGGAGAAGTTTCATCTGCACCCCTTGCTTCTTAGCCTTATCTTTCTTAGAGCGTCTTACATCACCACTAATACGATAAGCTGACTCGATCAATCCTGTGAACCTTGAGATGACATAGGCAAGCTTGAAGTTCTCTGAATTAGCTCTGTCATTATCATGGATATATAATGTGTCACCATCAATTTGCCAATCAAGACTATACTTCTCAGAGAGTTCATCCAACATCTCTCTAGGACTCCCCATTAAAGGGTATCCGTATAGAATACTGTTATTCAGGTTAGTGCCACTATAGACACTCCTAACGACGCCCGGTAAGTTCTTGCGTATATCCTCTGCAACATCCTTTACTATACGACCCGGAGCCGTCACTTGACTTAGTACTTGGTGGTTGAGGTCTGTATAGCCAGTTCCCATTAGTATTTGTGTGATACGATCAGTGCCGTGCTTACGGGTGGTGACTTGAGTTACTTGCCCCCCAAACATAAACTGTGCCCCACCTGTGTCAGCGTAGCCAGCTTTAAAGGAAGCTGCTGGGTAGTCTGTTCCAAGGAGCTTCAAGGATTGATCAGAGAGGTTGTATATCTCAATAGAGCAAGAGTTTGTCTTGTGCTTATTACTAGATGCTTTACTAATTTCAAAAGAAACTTGTAAGCTGTTAATCAATAGAGCATCATTCTTCTTGTAGTCGCCAATAATTAGCTCATACACTCTATTTCGTTGGATGAGCATTATTGTTATCCTTATGCGACGTAAGAGTATTTGAAGTTATAATATTGATCAATATTATCAGGGTATATTTTGTAGGGTTCTGTAGTATTAGTTGCATTCTCTTCTAACCAGAACCAACCAGTGAGTGGCTGAAGTGGGTAGTCTAAGATGATTGGATAAGAGGGAACAAGAGCCACACCCATTACAATTGGGTTACTATTAGAGTCTAGTAGGTTAAGGTAGTATAGCTGTGACCTTTCATTGTAGATAAACTCTAGGTTATAGGACACACCTTGTAATGCTAGAGAGTACGAATAGTAAGGATCTGGGTATAAGGGGAGAATTACTTGTGTTAGAATCATTGTCCTAAACTCCCTGTATTAAGAGCACTTCCTAAACCAAATTGCTGGTCTGCTGTTTGTTTATAGTTACCTTTTTCTTTATCCCTATCTATACTTGTGGGAACCACCTCTGTACTATCAGCAGTCCCTTTAGCAGCTTTTGGGGCGGCCTTCTTCTTAAGTAACGCAATAATATTCTTAGGTATAACTGTCTGCTGTAGGAAAGCAAACGTCACACGTTCAAAAGCTAAATCACAGTAGATAGCGTCTCCTGTCTTATAGTCCTCTTTATAAGCTACTGATGTTAATACTAAATCTACAGTTGTCCTCCTTAAAGTGCGACCATCAAATTCTAATAGCCTGACTAACTGTATTCTATTATCTACGGGGGTGTTTTTACTTTGAGGACTATATACTAACCTAGATAGAATATCCCGTATATTATCTTGAAGGTTAACTCTTACAGTATCAACAATTACCTCTGGTGAGGCACTCGTCATAAACTGACCTGCACTGTCCGGGATAAACTTTTGTAACATACTACTATTAGAAGATTTTACAATCACTTCAGTAGGAGTTTCCCTCACATTATAAGGAGAAGCTCCATCACGCAAGATTATATTATACGGTGATATAGATATATCTGCTGTTGATATTACTGCTGAAACTGTAAATCTGGGGTTGTTAGCAGTGAAGTGATCAGAGATACTCCCTCCACTGTCTACAGGATGTTTAGTAACTTGCCCTGAAAAGTTCTGAGTAAAAACTGTAACAGCATCAAAGTAGATGAAGCCTGAAGTGGAGTTGTTTAAATCAATTAAGGTGTCATCACCCCAAGCTAGAGCTAAAGTCATATTAATTACCTGATAGGTGCGTAGGGAAGTGCCTTATTAATCTCATTCTGTAGGTGACTTCTAGCCCATTCAGTAATCTCGTCCTTCCCACCTGTAAGATGGAATTCCATGTAGAATGTGTTGGTTACAACTTTGTCACCTTCTAAGTGGGTCTGTATATTCGGGTTGAGGGCTTCTGAACCCCCTGCCCGGATCTTATTAGCAGCATCAGTGTAGCCAGAAGCTTTCTCTTGTGTGTCACCTTTGTGGCCCTCAGTCCAAGTATCCGCAGAAGACTTTGCGTCAGTAGTTAGAGGTGTTATATCGCCAATAGTGCGACCACCAGACACCTTTCCATCATCACCCATCAACCCTAAGTGGAAGTTCTTATTACCTTCGGTGTTGTGTGCCCTCCATTCTTCTGGAGTTCCTTTGAAACCTTCTTTCTCCATGTTGTACTCAGCAAAGGTGTCAATATCTCCTGACATGGAATTAGCAAATCTACCCATAGGCCCAGCCATAGGATTGGTACGCCCAAATGGGACGACATCCAATACTTTATTCATAGCCCTGCCTGTAAGACCCATATTTAAGGCGGTCTTAAGCCCAAAGTAGCCAGCACTTAGTGGGCCGTGGTCGTCATATATCTCACCCATTGCAGAAGACGTTTCTCTAGCTTTCCTTGAGATTAAAGCCCCAACTCCAATACCATCCTTCATTCCCTGAGCTACATCTTTCAAGGAAGGTAGCCAATTGGGAGTACCTAGTGCCCATATTTCTTTCAAGGAGCTACTAATCTCTGCCCAATCAGTTTGTAATTCAGCAGTTTGTTTAGCACCAAGCCAATCGGCTACTTGGCTATCTCTACCATCCAAAGCTCTTGCAAATGATTGTGGAAACAAGAGAAGTTTGGAGGCTTCAATAGTGGCTTCATTAAACCCCTCAGAGAGTTTAACAACCAATCCCCCTGATTCATCTAAGCCTGTACTAATGGTGTTGAAGATCCTTGCAAACCCCTCCTCTACTCCTGACTTGTTAGCAATAACTGCCAAGTCATTAATAGAGTTGTCCATATTAGCTTGTTCAGACTGAGGAGTATGAGAAGCATGTTCAATCGTAGGGGCAGCACGTTCTTCCATGATACGTGTGGCAATAGGGACAACATCTTTAGAGATTACTTTGCCAGCTTTCATAGCTACAGTGAGAGCTTCAATAGCCTCTTGGCCTGTAAGCTTGCCACCAGTCTTCTCTTGCCAAGCTTGTGCAAAGATTGACTTAGCACCGGGCAGATAACTACCAAGCTCTTTGGTAAGCTCCATTGAGCCAACCTTACCCTTACCCAACATCCTGTCAAATGCGTTGAAGATAAGTTTTTGGTGATATTTATCTACGTGCATTACACGAGAATATTCAGCAATACCTTTAAACATCTTCTGGCTTTGTTGAGTGGTTTCACCCATACCCAATGAGTTAGCCATGAAGGAGTTATAGTTCTGAGCATTCTCCATATAGGAGAAACCTGTCTTTCTAGCTAACCCTTTAAGCCATTCAAAGTTCTCTGCCCCGGCTCCTTGAGAAAGTCCATTACTACTAGCAACCGCTTCAGCAGTAAGCTCAGCAGACTGTACAGCTTGGTTACGTTTGTTTAAAGCATGTAAGCCATAACCACCAGCAGCTAATGCCATAATAGGAACTAAAGCAGCAGAGGCACCACCAATGAAGGACATACCTCCAGCACTATGCCCCCTACCTCTTGGGGTAGATCTTGGTCCTGTAGCACCTCTGTGTGAGTTACGAAGTTCTTGCATCTCACGAGCATGTTCTCTACGGACATTACCCTCTTCTCTGCGAATGGCAGCTTCTTCGTGCATAACACGACGCTTACTGTTCCATTCGTCTCGCTTTTCTTTCTCTCGTTGACGCCACTCTGCCTGAGATAGGCCCGGAATACCAAAACCACCTCCGTAACTTTGAGCTGCACCACCAATGTTGACGTTAGCTCCTGAGGAAGCTCTTGCAAGTGCATTGTGTAGTGCAGCTTTATCAACAGAGAAGCGGGAGATGTTAAAAGAGATCTGCCTACTAGCCATTTCAAAGGCAAAGGAAAGAACTTCCTTTAGTGCAGCTTTATCAACTTTAAACTTTGACACTGTGAACGCAGAAAGTTTCTTTTCTGTATCCTTTAATATCTTATCAAGCTTGTCCATCTCAGCTCTGGGGAAATTGAATCCAACTCCCACTACATACTTTGCAATTTCCAAGATGGCTTTCCTTATTTTCTAGTTTTAGATTCTGCTAAGGCTTTTTCATGAGCCATCTTTTTAAGTGCATCGTATACATCAAGCATTTCTAACACTTCAAACAACTGCTTAGTACTATACTTCCAGCTCATATCAAGAGCCATCTCCATGCCACCTTTCTCGTGTGTGGCAATTCGATACACTTCCCAACGCTGACTAAACTTATCACTAATTTCTTTCTCTAACCCAGTTAGGCTAGACTGTGTATGTTGTCCTTCACTCCCCGACTCAGAATTGCCAGAGGGCATTATTCTTCTGTATCGGGTGCCTGAAAAACCTCAGAGAAGTTATATTGCAACACCTCTTGAAAGAGTTTCTGAAGGTGTACAAACTTAC